GGGCCGTCGTGGTTCGGCGACAACAAGCAGACGACCGTGTTCGAGGTCCCGAAACCTCCGCGGTCGGCGGAGCATCCGACGATGAAACCGGTTGCGCTGATCACGGCGATGCTGTCGAATTCGGTTCGGCCGGGCGGGCTGGTGTATGAGCCGTTCGGCGGGTCGGGGTCGACGTTGATGGCGTGCCTGACGTTGGGGATGAAGGCGCGGGTCGTGGAGCTGGATCCGAAGTATTGCGACGTGATCTGCCGCCGGTATCAGGAGCACACGGGTGTCCTGCCGGTCCTCGAGTCGACTGGCGTGCCGGTGGACTTCACTGCCGTGGCGGTGCCGGTGTGAGCGTCATCCCGGTTTGTTCGAAGTGTGGGGAGCCGCACGTCGCTTCCCGCTACGGCGGGCAGGCGTGCGCTGGCCACGGCTCGGGGAAGGCGCACCCGGACCGGAAGGGCCTGCCGTGCCGGCTCGCGCCGATGAAGGGGCAGCGGGTTTGCTACCGGCACGGCGGTGCCGCGGGTCAGTCGAGGGCCGCCGGCGCTGTCCGCGTCGCGCGGGCCGAGTCCGAGGCCGAGATGGTGAAGCTCGCGGCCACCCTCGGGGAGCCTGTCGGGCCCGGGCAGGACCCGGGGGAGATCGTCGCCGAGCAGATCCAGTGGCGGCACGCGCACGTGAAGTGGCTGCGGGCCTGCGTGCAGGCGCTCGATCCCGGTGCGCTCGTGTGGGGCCGGTCGCGGGAGAAGATCGGCGGCGAAGACTTCGGCGTCACCAAGGAGGCGAAGCCGAACGCGTGGCTGGCGCTGTACCTCGAGGCGTCGCGTGACCTGGAGCGGTTGTGCCTGGATGCGATCCGGGCCGGGCTCGAGGAGCGGCGGGTGCGGATCGCGGAGCTGCAGGCCGAGGCGATGGTTCGGTTCATCGACGGTGTCCTGGCTGAGCTCGGGATCGACCCGAACGACCCGAAGACCGCCGGGGTCGTCGCCCGGCACCTCCGCCTCGTCGGCGAATAGGGCCGACCGGTGGGCCTGATGGCCGCGGTCGCTGTCCGCTACGAGCGGCGCGCTGACCCGGTCGCGGCACGGAAATGGGAGACCCCGGGTGTTCTCGCGAGGGCGTTGAGTCCTGCGACGGTCCAGACCGAGGCGTTGGATCTGATCGACGCCGCGCTCGTCGAGGTGTTCTCCATCCCTGACGGTCGGCTGATCATCTGCATGCCTCCGCAGGAGGGCAAGTCCGAGCGGGTCACGAAGACCGGTTCCCTGTGGGCGTTGCTGAACAACCCGGACCTACGGATCGCGATCGCGTCCTACGCGCAGCCGCTCGCTGAAACGTTCGGTCGGGATATCCGTAACTGGATCACCACGAACGACGGCGACGAAGGCACCCTCGACCTGGGTGTGAAGATCGCCCGCGACAACGGTGCCGCTCGGCGGTGGAAGCTCGCCGGGCACCGCGGCGGTGTCGTCTGTGTCGGTATCGGCTCCGGGTTGACTGGCCGGCCGGCGGACGTGCTGGTCATCGACGACCCGTTCGCTGACGCTGAGCAGGCCGGGTCTGCCTACTACCGGCAGAAGGTTTGGGACTGGTGGCAGGGTGTCGCCGGCACCCGCCTGGCGCCCGGTGCACCGGTGATCGTGATTCTGACGCGGTGGCATGAGGACGACCTCGCCGGTCGTCTGGTCGCTGCCGAGGACGGGCACCGTTGGCGGGTCATCAACATTCCCGCGCTGGCCGACCATGATCCCGTGAAGGGCGAGACGGACGCGCTCGGCCGCGAGCCGGGGCAGTGGCTGCACTCAACCCGCGGCCGGACCGTCGCGCAGTGGATCGCGATCCGGGTGCAGGCCGGCACGCGGGTGTTCACGTCGCTGTACCAGGGCCGCCCGTCGCCTGATACCGGCAATGTGTGGCGGCGGCCGTGGTGGCGGTTCTACGACTCGCTGCTGTGGTCCGTCGAGGGCGGCGCCGTATATCGGGCGACCGGGTTCGACGAGGTGATCCAGTCGTGGGATATGGCGTTCAAGGACACGAAGGGCAGCGACTTCGTTGTCGGGCAGGTGTGGGGCCGTCGTGGCGCTGAGGTGTTCCTGCTCGACCAGATCCACAAGCGGTTGACGTTCACCGAGACCGTGTCGGCGTTCGAAGCGATGTGCGCGAAGTGGCCGGACGCGACCGCGAAGCTGGTCGAGGACAAGGCCAACGGCACCGCGGTCATCGACTCGCTGAAGAAGAAGATCCCCGGGATCGTGCCGGTGACGCCGCGGGATTCGAAGTACTCGAGGGCGTCTGCGGTCGCCCCGTATGTCGAGGCCGGGAACGTGCATCTACCGTCCCCGGAGGTGTGCCTGTTCCCGGGCGGTGTCGACGACCTGGTCGACGAGGCGGCGGCGTTCCCGAACGGGGCCCACGATGACATGGTCGATGCGACGTCCCAAGCGCTGGACCGTCTGCTGCTCCGCTCTGGTATCGGGGCGACGTACCTGCAGGCGATGAAGAACCAGCTCGCCGCGGCCGGGGTCGAGGTGAAGACGGCGGCACGCGGTTGGCGTGCTGTCTCCGAGGACCAGAAGAAGAAGAGGGCGGCCAGCTAATGTCAGACCGCTCCAACAGCCCCGCCTACGTCGCGGGTCGCCGCCGTGGTGTGGTGAAGTCGCAGACCCGGTGGGCGCCCCGCACCCCTGCCGGTATCGCCACGGCCCTGTCGGGCGCGGGGATGGACTCTCAGTCGGCGTTCGGGCCGGGCACGCCGCTGCTGCCGTCGCAGGGATATTCCCAGCGGCCGCGGGCGATGGACTACCCGGCCGGCATCAACATCTCGACCGAGTCCCGCGGGCAGTGGGGCCGGACGTCGTTCGACACGTTGCGGGCGATCATCGACGCCTACGACGTGGCGCGGATGTGCATCAACGACAAGATCGACGAGATTCGGTCGATGCCGCTGATGTTTGTCGCCGCTGATGGTTGGCGGGGCCGCGACGTTGAGGACGCCGTGGAGGCCGCGAAGGCGGCGCTGGCGCGCCCGGATCAGGAGTCGTCCTACGACGAGTGGGTGTCGAAGCTCCTCGAGAACGCGCTGCGTTATGACGCGACGCCGCTGTACCGGCGCCGGAACCTCGGCGGTGAAGTGATCGGACTGGAGGTCATCGACGGGCCGTCGATCATGCCTTACATCGACGAGAACGGGCGCCGTCCCCGCCCGCCTGCGCCGGCCTACGACCAGGTGATCCACGGTCAGGTCAACAACTGGTTCACGTCGCAGGACCTGTCCTATCAGCGGTTCCGGCCGCAGACGAACTCGCCCTACGGGATGGCGCCGATCGAGTCGATACTGCTCACGGCGAACACCGATATCCGGTTCCAGTGGCATTTCCTGCAAATGTTCACCGACGGGTCGATCCCGGGCGGGTTCGTCGAACTGCCGCCGGACATTTCCTCACCGGATCAGGTCGCGGAGTGGCAGGACTACTGGGACGCGATGGTCTCTGGTGACCAGGCGCAACTGCACAAGCTCATCGCGGTGCCGGCCGGGACGAAGATCGCCGAGACGCGGCCGAAGGCGTTCGACGCGACGTTCCCCGAATATTTGATGTCGCGGACCTGCGCGGCGTACGGTGTCCTGCCCCAGAATCTGGGGCTCGTCAAGGACGTTAACCGTGCCAACGGTGAGACGCAGGTCGATATCCAGTTCCGTGTGAAGACGCTGCCGTGGGTTCTGTGGCTGAAGGGGATCCTGGACCGCTACGTCCAGCGTGACCTCGGCCTGCCGATGGTGGCGGTGAATCTCGACACTGGCCGCGACAAGGAAGACCGGCTGGCTGAGGCGCAGGCGTGGAAGGTGTACGTCGAGACCGGGTTCGCGAGCATGGACGAGGCGCGGGAGGAGTTGCTGGGCCTGGCGGTCGACGATGAGCGGCGGATCCCTCGCGGGATCATCACGCCGCGGGCCGGGTTCATCCCGCTCGCGTCGATCCTGTCGATCGCGGGCGTGATCGACGCGGAGACCGCTGCCCCGTCTGACGAGCAGCCGCTGGACCTCAGCCCGTTCACCGGGCCGGGCGGTGTCATGCCGGACAAGTCTCCGGGCGGGCCGCAGTTCAAGCGGGCGCCGGTGAATCCTGACGAGCCGCGTTTCCCCGAGCTCGAGCACCCGGTGCCGGGTTCGGACGTTGTGGGGATGAAGCCTGCCGCGCCGGTGATCGGTGAGCCTGGTGTGCCGCTGGTGAAGCCGTTGCCGGCGTCGGAGAAGGTCACCAAGGCCGGCGGGGAGATGGCGACGTTCCGCCGGTTCGTCCGGGCGCGGGCCCGGGCCGGGCGGTGGCGCGACTTCGACTTCACTGCCGTCGAGCCTGTCGCGGCGCATCGTCTCAACGACCAGGGCCGTGCCGCGGTCCGCAAGGCCGCCGGTGAGATCGTCGTGGCTGGGCTCGCGGTCCGGGCGGCGAACACCGGCCGGGTGCTGATGCTGCAACGCGGCCTGGATGAGACCGATCCGGCGTCGGGGTCGTGGGAGTTCCCGGGCGGCCACCTCGAGGACGGGGAGGCGCCGTTCACGGCGGCGTGCCGTGAGTGGCAGGAGGTGGTTGGGTGTCTGCTGCCGGCGTCGTCGGTCGCTGCCGCGCACGCCGACTACCGGTCTTGGACGTCGGGCGACGGGGTGTATCGCGGGATCGTGATGGACGTCCCTTCGGAGGCGTCGATCGACTTCGGTGGCCGCTCGTCGGTCACCAACCCGGACGACCCGGACGGCGACATTGTCGAGCAGGTCGCCTGGTGGGATCCGGCGCAACTGCCGGGCAACCCTGCCGTCCGTGCTGAGCTGCAGGCGTCTGTCGCCGACGTCCTGAATGTGCTGTCCGATGAGGCGTTGGAGGTCGCGAAAGCGGCCGGTGGTGCTCGCCCAAAAGTAAGTAACTGCCGCGGCGCTGC